ATAATGTCCCTACGGGACATTATACAGAGGGTCTCCTAATAATATTATTAATATTATTCTTTAATACCCATATCTTTCAACATAGCAGTAATGTTATTATTAACTTCTTCGGTATTAAGTAGTTTATACTCTTCTGCTAAATTAGACATCTTAGCTTTGTACTCAGTTTTAAACTCAGCTAAATCCATATCCAATTCATCTTTGAATTTAATCATTCTTGCTTCTTTACCTAACATCTGCTGTTCTTTTACTTCTGACATATAAGACTTAGCAACACTAATACCATCAGAAATAACACTAGTAACAGACAATACATCTTCCAAAGAACCAGTCAAAGACTTAGCTACAGAACGTAGAGACATAGTAAACTCTCCAAATAACAAATAGGGCAACATTACCCTTGTACAACAAATCAGTTCGTAAGAACTGTAATGTGTAATAGGGGGGGGGATATACTCATGAAATGAGTAATCCCTGAATGTGTTTCTTTGTTAAAATGTAAATACAATGAAAATACCCCTTAATTTTTCTAAATTAAATAAATTCCCCTTAAGAGAAAATAGAAGTACATTATCTTTTATTAATTCTTCTTTAATACAAAATAATCTCTCTTAACTCTTATTACTCTGGTTCAATCTTGAAATAATCTTGTACTAATTAGTTACTCACGCGCGTAGGATTAATCTATCTCTGAACCAGAGAGTAATAGCACTTCTACTTATTCTCTTGGTTCAGATTAGTTTAAATTAGGTTCTCTCTTGAACCAGTCCTAATTCCTTATTTCCTTGGTTCAAAGGAAGAAAATACTGGGGTAAATTGGAGTAAATTATTTCTCTCTTTTCTTCTGGTTCAGGGAATGGGGTTCTAAGGGGTCTGGGAAGCTCTCAGATTGAGATTAAGGGGTCAGGTGGGGGTAATGTACCAGAAAGGGTCTAAAGGGGCTTAAAGAGCTTCTCAGGGGATTTGGAAGAAAAAAGGGAGAACCAGAACAAAGAACCAAAGAGGGATTAAAGGGGGAAATAGTGGTATTGTCAGGTTGATAATTTGGAATTAAGATGGTCTGAGTTATTTGACTGGAGACTGAAAATGAATAAAGGTATTTGCGGTGTAGCTGCTGCACAAGTTCTAAATAAACAAGCTGTGGATGTTGTTGCTAATTATCCACATTACAACGACAAAGATAATGGGTACTTGATGACACCATTTGATAGTGCTGTTCTTACTGAACATAAGAAAGGTGCTGATGTATTAGATTTACTACAAGTTACTCCTCGTTATACGGCAGTTATTAAAGATACTCCGTTTAAGATTATCAACCCTTGTAATACTGGTTCAAGTGGTACTGGTTCTTCTGGTTCAGGCGGTGGTATTGTAGGTAATCAATCAGGACAAACTAATCAGGATAGTTAAACATGGCAATTAAGAAAGATAAAATCTTTATGGTAGTATCTCCTGATGAATTTGGAGATACTATTAAATGGGATAAGAAAAAGAAGAAATATGATGTTGATGTTACTGCTTTAAATCTTCCTACTTCTGGGAATACTGGTTCAGGTAGAATTGAATTTACTGAACGAGAAGCTACTGTTGATTTAATGATTAATGGTATTCAGTTGTTATTTCGGGAATTGAAGAACAGCAATAAACTGATGTGTGTTACTGGAGTACATTATCAAGGTCAATGGTATGGAGATAGTCCTGATAATGAACCAGCAACAAACCCTTTTGACAATACTCAAATTAAGAAAGAGAGTGAATAATCATGACTGGCACTTGTTATACTCCTCCTGCTATTCCTAAGTTTAAACGTCCTACGGATGGTTCTACTACTTCTCCCCAAGCTCATGTAGTTCCTGCTAATACTCAGCCTATTTACAGTAGCGTAACTCCTGTAATTCGTTGGATGACTAAACAAACAGAGAATATTGATTTTACCTCTAAATGGTTGGGTCAAACTTTTGTAACAATCAAGTTTCCTACCCCAGACGTAATGCCCAGCATACTGGCTGAAAAAGAAGCATTAAGTCTTGGTTAAAATACTCTTCCTTGTCCCCCTGATGGTACTTCCTGATGGGGGATAATTTTTTGTTATAATCTTGGTTCAATGTTTGACAGACAAGGAAACTAACATGAGTAACACTACTCCTATTGATTTTGATAAAGTAATCCCAGTACCTGATATTAAGACGGTAATTAACCCAGCAGCTAAAACACAAAAAGCTCGTACTGCTCTTAAAGGTACTGAGAATAAATTTAATGGTAAAGGACGTTCTTCTTCTAAAACAGAGGGAGATGTTATTGAACCAGATGCTCCTATTGATTTAGATGCTATTCTTGCTGAAAGTACTGTAGAACCATTAACAATGGAATACTTTGAACAGTTAATTGGTAATAAGCGTGTAGATAAAGGCGTAAAAGAACGTGCATTGAAATTTATTAATGACAATATTACCAGTACTAACCCTGCTATTGGAGAGTATTTCAGGAATGTTTGTATTGATGCAGCTAGTGCTATTTTTGGTGCTGGTTCAAGAATTAGTCTTTTAGAGTATATGCAGGCAGCTTTGTTTGTTACTTACAGACAGTCGGGGGATACTCAACTTAAAGCCTATGTAAAAACATTTCCTGAACGTGTAATGCGACTTCAAGCAGAAGGTCAGAACCAAGCACATTTAGCTGTGTATGCTAGTATCTTTGCTAAGACAAAAGCAGTTACAGAAATTCAAGCTAAGATGCTTGTTCCTACTCATATTATGTGTCATGATTTATTTTATCAGGCATTAAGAGTTACTACTGATATTATGATGGATGATAAAGTAAGTCCTAAAGTACGAGTAGAAGCTGCTGCTCAAATCTTAAATCACACTAAATCTCCTGAGATTAAACAACATGAGTTGTCTATTAAAGTCAATGAAAGTAATGAGATTGAACAACTCAAGGAAGCTATGTATGCTTTGTCTAAACAACAACAGCAATCCATTATTGAAGGAGAATGTACTGTGGTTGATGTAAATAAAGCTGTTATCTATCAGGAAGAAAATGATGACAAAGGTTAAGAAAACTGTTGATGATTATCTTAATGAAATAGATTACCGTGAATTAGCTAATTACAAACCTAGTGAATTTGCTATTGGGTACATGAACTTTATTAAGATGGTTATGGTAGGCAGTTCAGATGCTCAAACAAGTCCATTACTTCATTACAAAATGATTGATGGTATTGTAGGCAGAAAGACTCACATAGCTAATTTATGTTCAAGGGGTTTAGCAAAGACATCTGTATTTGGAGAGTTACTGGTTCTATATTTAGCAATCTTTAGAACCATACCTAATTTTGGAATATGTGATGTAATCATGTATGTTGCAGATAGTATGGAGAATGGTGCTAAGTCATTTAGACGTAACGTAGAAAGTAGATACAATAATTCTTCATTTTTAAAGAAGTACATTCCTGAAGTAAAATTTACAGATAATGACATTCTGTTTACTAATTTAAATGGGGAACAAACTTATGTAAGAATGTTTGGTGCTAAATCAGGTGTTCGTGGTTTTAAAGCATTTGGTAATCGTCCTGTATTAGCAATACTTGATGACTTGGTATCAGAAGAAGATGCTAACAGTGCTATTCAACTAGAGAAAATTAAAGAGGTTATTTATTCAGGGATTGACCACTGTTTAAATCCAAGAAGAAAGAAAGTCATCTTTAATGGCACACCATTTAATAAGAATGACCCTTTATATGAAGCTATTGAAAGTGGTGGTTGGTATAGTAATGTATTTCCTGTATGTAATGAATTTCCTTGTAGTAAAGAGGAATTTGTAGGTGCATGGGAAGAACGTTTCAGCTATGAAGCTTTACAATCTCAATATGACCTTGCAGTTGCTACTGGTAGAATTAAGTCTTTTAAACAAGAGTTAATGCTTAGAATTGCTAGTAAAGAAGACCGCATGATTAATGACGAAGATATTAGATGGTTCAATGCTCATGAATTATTAGCAAACCAACAACGGTATAATTTCGTTATCACAACAGATTTTGCTACCAGTACACAAAGACGTTCAGATTTCACAGTTATTGGTGTATGGGCATTAGACAACAAGAATAACAGATACCTTGTTGATGGTGTATTGGGACGACAATTAATGAACCAGACCTTTGATGATATTTTTAGACTGATTCGGAAATACAATCCTATTTCTGTTGGTATTGAGGTCTCAGGACAACAAGGAGCATTTATTAGCTTGTTTAGAGATGAAATGGTAAGACGTAATGAATACTTTACCATTGCCAAAGGAAAAGACGGCAATCGTGAGGGTATTCCTGCCCGAACCAATAAAATGGAAAGATTAAGGCTCTCCATCCCATTTTGGAAAAGTGGTAAGATGTTTTTGCCTAGTGATTTGAAATCAACAGCTCTGGTTCAGGAATTATTAGATGAACTGGCAATGGTAACAATTGATGGTATTAAAGCTAAACATGATGATGCTTTAGATATGGTATCTCAATTAGAACAAATGCGTTTAGTCTATCCAGATGATTATCAAGCTAACCTAGGTAAAGAACAAAAGAATGGTATCTATGATGATGTTATCTTAGATGACAATCATGGAGTTGGATATGCAAGTTATGTGGTGTGATTATGAAATTTAAAGACTTGGTTCAAGACTTAGCTTTAGGAGAACTACAAAGTACACCATTAGTTGAGGTAGGTACATTTGAAATTAATCCAATGTACTTACCTAAATTAATACAAGTAATTAATAGGTCTCTTGAACATTTTTATTCTCAATTCCCTCTTAAAGAAAACCAGTTAATTATTCAATTGGTTCGGGGAATTTCTCATTATTATCTTGATGAAGAATATGCTTTATCAAATAAAACATCTAAATCAGTAAAATACATTATGGATAGTGATATTAATCCGTTTCATAATGATGTTTTACAGATTATAGAAGTGAGTACAGTAGATGGTCGTAGTTTAGCAATGAACGATATTCATGCTGAATTTGGTATTCTTACCCCTACTCCTACTTGTATTCATGTTCCTTATGATTTAGGTGTAAATCAGTTAAGTGTAGTGTATCAAGCTACACATCAAAAGATACCATTATCTGAACCAGCTACCAGTGAGTTTAATATTGAAATTCCTACTGCAATGGTTGGAGCATTTATGGCGTACATTGCTTGTTTAGTATTACAGAATATGGGTGGTAATAAACTGAATGACAGTAATGCTTTCTTTGCTAAATATCAAACATTAATGGAATTACTTAAACAACAAGGTATCGGTAATAAACCCACTACTGGGTACAATATTAAACCTTACATACGAGAATGGATTTAACTATGTATAAAAATCTTCCACAAGACATTCGTCCTATGGGTACGAATAATTTAAATCAATTAGTACATCATCATCTTGGTTCACAAAGTTTTGATGTTGTAGCTCATGTGCAAGCTAATTTACCTTGGCTTAATGAATTGCATAATAAACTTGGTATTATTTCTAGTTTAGCAGCTCATGGACAAACTCTTGATATACTAGCCCAACATACTCAAACATTATGGGCTATTTCTGAAAGTATGCCTGCATTAAAAGAATTATATTGTAATCTTGATTTAATTACTAAAGGTGTTCCTAAACTAAACTCTATTGACAAACGTTTAACAGAACAAAATGCAATGCTTAATTCTTTATTAGGTCATGTATCTAAAGAAGACATTGAAAGTTTAGATGACCGTTATGCTGAATTGGATGGTAAGTTAGCAGAACATGAAGTTTTGCTTGAAACTATGGATGAAATTAAATCTGGTTTAACAACTATTAATCAAGTCTTAGTTCATTTACAAGCAACAGAATTAATTAATCGTGCTGTTAAATCTGAAAAGACTGCTGATATTGAAGCTGCCAAAAAATTGTTAGATGCCAGCATTAAATTAGGCAATGATGAGAGTTACAACCAAAGTGTATTGGAGGATTTGAATGATTAATTTACCTACTGGTTCAATTATTACAGTACCTTGTAATTCAAATCCACAAGGATACTCTGATATTGATGAAAGAGCTTTTCCTAAAGTAAAAGCTGGAGAAATTAAACTTAATCTCTTTGGTTCAGTAGAGTATCCAACTTGGAAAGAATGGCATACTGTTGGACATCTATCTCAATATCCTGAATTGGAGTGTACATTAAAACTTTGGGTACAAGAATTACCTTTAGGAGAAATCCGAACTTATTGGGAGAAATCGCTCCAATTAGGTTTCTTACCTGATATTGAAACTCTGTTTTTTGGTATCTCTAAAAAAGCAGGACTATTCATTGACGGTAAAGCTGGAGGACAATACTTCTATCCCATGATTGAACATACTGAGAATATTCTCCGACCTATCGGACAATCCACTCAGGAAGCCCCAAAAGAAACGTTCTCAAGCGTGATTGGAGAAAATGTGGGGGATAGTACTATTCCAGCAAACTTTGTTCTCCTAGCACAGCGTAAGAGCATTCACAACCTGAAATCAGACCCTATGCTTATTCAGGCTGGTTCGGGAACTTTTGGTTATCCAGCACACTTGACAACAGAAGTTTGGATTAACACGCAATCTTATTATCCAAGTTTACCTTATGGATATAAATACATGATTAAGGATTAAAAATGACTTGTAAACCATGTGAAGAAAAGAAAGTGATTGTGCAAACTAATAAAACACAATCTCCTAAACAAGTTGAACCAGTAATAACAGTTCAACCAGAAACACATAAACCAATAGTACAATCTGATACACATTGTCCTACTGAAAAGATTACTCATATTGCTAAAGTAGGAGATAAGATTGTAGTAACAATGGATAATTGTGTTTTTCATAAAACTAAATTATCTAAACTAGATATTCCTAGTTTTAGTACTATTAATAAAGTAGTTACTAAAATTGAACCAGCAGGTAAAGGAATTACTCTCACCTTTCATAATCAAATTACTGGGGAAGAGAAGACTGAACTAGTGGAGTTTAAAGAAGCAACTACTGCAACGGCAGGTATTGTACGATTAGCTACTGAGACTGAAGCATTAGCTGGAGAACATGAAACTTCAACTCTTACACCCAAAACTTCTTTATTACTGGTTCGGCAGGAACTAAAAATTCCTGATAATTTACCATCTGCAACAAAAGAAGCCAAAGGTATTGTTCAGTTAGCTACTGTAGAGAATTTAAATCAATTAGATGAAGCATCAGTTACTACACCAGCAGATGTCCAAGCTATGATTAATAAATATCTCAAGAAGCAATCTGAGACAGCAATACATTTAGTTGGTAATGATGGTACTCAATTAGGTTTTTTAATTAAGGAATTTGTATGACTACTTTAAAAATTATTACAGTAGCTGATTTGAACCAGAGTTCGTTTAATAATGATGGTTCATTTCAAAAAGGTGGTATTACAGTAGCAATTAGTCCAGTAGAAGGTAATTTACTTAAACAGTACCCTAATGGTCTTTATGTTGGAACTGAAGCTAAAGAAAATACTTCCAATTTGTTTGTAGATAATCAAAATGGTTCAGATACCAATACTGGTACTCGTGCTAATCCACTACGGACTATCAAAGAGTGTTTTATTCGTAATGAACCAAACACATCATTCACTATCAATCTAATGGAGGGTCAAACACATGAATGGCGTTCTAGTTGGTTGAACTACACTAAGAACAAAAATTTTACTATTAAAACCTATGGAGAAAGTATTGATGCTGCTTTAATTCAATCTCAGGGTAATTGGAATTACTGGCGTAGTAAAGAAATCCTGCGAGCTACTGTACAATTTATTTGTGATAGTATCGTTAATCTTAAATACGCCAAACCCCAATCTTATTTATCTGGTTCAGGAAATTTAACCAATATGTTTATGGGGGTTATTATTGACAGTTCACGCCAAGAACCAAGTGATAGCGTAATTGAAGACAGTATTGCAGGATATATTGGAAATGAAATCTTAGGGCAGAATTTCCGATTTATTGGTTGCGAGTTTAAACTTCATAATCGTATTGCATTATTCCGATTAGGGGATGTTTCAACAATTCGTATTGATGCTTGTCAGTTTAATCCCCCCAGTAATGGTAAGTTAATTCAATTCCATACTGGAGCTAATTTAAATCTTGTACTCACTAATAATGGACAAACAGATGGCTCTGAATATTCTGGTTCAACATTACATAAACGTGGTACTCCTACACGTCAAGCATGGCAAGATTTATTAGGGGAACACGGTCAATCTTATAAATACACTATTTATGGAGAATAGTCATGATTAAATATGGTACTGGATTACCAATGGATGTACCAAGTAAATATAAATGGTATGTTGATTTAGAAACAAATACTATGTATTTCCGAAATGGAAATCTTTGGGAAGTATATTCAACAGAAGGAATTGAAGAATGAATTATCATAATTGCCGAGTATGTTGCTGTTATCCTTGTTGTTGTGTTCCAAAAGAACCAGAACAAAAGAAATCTTTAGCATCACTTACTCCTATTATTACTAAAAAATCTGAACCAAAGATACCAGTAACACAAGTAACTGTTTGTGGTTCTGGTTCAAAACAAAATCCAATTGAAGTTACTCATTGTCCTACTAATAAAATTGCTACTATTTCCAAAATGGGAAATAAAGTAGTAGTTACTATGGATGATTGTTTGTATTATGAAGCTGAATTAGATACTCTTGATTTGAGTACACTTCAAACCAATTCAGGAAAAGTGGTAGTTAAAGTTGATGCTAATACTGATAACAGTCTTACAGTACATTATCGTGATTTAAAATCAGGTGCTGATACAAAAGAAGTAATTACTCTTCCCCCAGAAATTCATATTACTGCTGGCTCAATAGGTAAAGATAAGAACTCCATTGTATTAGAAATGAATGATGGTTCGGTAGTTACTATTGACCTGACTTTATTAAAAGAGGGTATTATTTCTAGTATCACCAATACCATTAAACAATTAGTAGATAACGGTCTTACTGATATTAAAACTTTAATTAATAACTTAACTCAAAAAGTTGAGCAATATAAAATTAAAGAAACTACTTTAAACCCAACATCTCATGTATTCACAATTAAACTCAATGATGATGAAACATTTGAAACTGATTTTTCAAGTTTGATTAGTGCAGATAATTATGTTCATTCTGGTACTGTATTGGCAAATAAAACTTTACGATTAGTTTTTAAAGATGGTACTCACATTGATATTGATTTGAGTGCTATTGGTGTAGCATCAAGTACAGTACTTCCTACTGGAGGTCGGATTGAGAATACAAATTTAATTCTTACTTTATCTAATGGTTCTGAAATTAGTATTGATATTACACAACTTCTTCAAGATGCTGTGAATAAAGTTACTAATAATATCCAAACTAAAGTAATTACTAATGCTACCACTACAGTAACGAATACTGTTTTATCTAAGTTACAGTTTCGGATAAATAAACAGAATGAGGACTATGAACTAACTCAAGAAGATTTTGATGGTCTTACTTTGGTCTATGCTGAAAAAGCTGGTAATCAGACAATTACTGTACCAAAACCTGACAATGAAAGTTTAATTGGTCGTGTAGTAGTCATTCGTAAAGCGTCGGGAGATTTAGGTACTCTCCTTACTGTTACTGGTTCAAACGGTGTTACAATTACTCCGCCCGATATATCTCCACTGCGGCGTGTAGGAAGCGAAATTAGCCTAGTTTATGTTGGAGATGGGGTATGGGCAGCAACAGGAGAATTACCGTGATTTTGCCTCATGCCAGAGTGCTTGTAAGCATACAAGAACAAAAGAAACCTACTTTATGGGTTTCTCAAATCCGACCCAAAAACTTTAAAGAAAGGGGTTATTCTCTTGGTTCAGAAGTGAAGTCTGGCTTAGTAAAGACTATTATTAAGGAAACATTATGTCTTGATAAAAGTTACACAGTTAGTTCAAGTCTTCTTTCTGGTAAGATTAAATCCATTATTTATTTAACTTCAGTACACGATAAAAGTTATACAGTTTCAGCTAGTCTCTTATCTGGCAAGGTTAAATCTATTTTACATGAGACCAAGCAAATAGAAAGTTCTTATGCTATTAGTTCAAGTTTACTTTCTGGTAAATTGTTTGGAGACTTATTAAGAGGGTTTAATAATAGCATTAAAGATAAAGACCAATTTACTGTTACTGCTTTTATTGTATCTGGTAAGATTAAAACTATTTTGTAAAGGAAACAAAATGAATATTGATGTAGGTTATAAAGGACGATTTAACATTGTAGTTCGTAATGCTGATGGTTCAGTAAAACAAGATTATGGTTGGCAAGATAATCTTATTACTAATGAGGGAATGAATTTATTAAGTTATGTTACACAAATAACAAATAAAGGAACTAAACGAGAACCCCACAGTAGTAGTATTTTTGAACAATTAGCCGTAGGTTCAGGAACAGTTGAACCAAGTGTAACAGATAAAGCTCTTACTCAATTAGAAGCTTTTAGTATTCGTGAAGAAAACTGGACTATTACTCATGAAATGTTTTCAGATACTCGCCCTAATATTCTTAAAGAAACTTATTCTGCAAAATATATCTTTAATAGTATTAATAACAAAAACATTACTGAATTAGGTCTTGTTTGGGTTAATGATGCAATTTTAACTAGAGCAGATTATTGTCTCTATACTCATGCTTTAATTCGTGATAAACAAAATGCTATTTCTTCTATTACAGTACTTCAAGGAGAAATTCTTGAAGTAAATTATGCTATGGATTGCTATTATGATTATTCTCCCAAGAAAACAGAAATTCATATTCCTGTTGAAGAGAATGGCGTAGTTATTGATAAAGTGTATGATGTAGTAGTACAGCCTATATCATTTAATGAGTCTTACGCAGGAAGAGGTATTTCTTTATTAAGTTCAGGAATTAATATTAATTTTTACGGTGTTAATGCTGCTGTTGATGGAGATTTAAATGCTCCTTATGATTTTACTCGTATTCCTGTATTTTCTAAAAATAAAATAAATACACAAGATGCATATAATCGGGAATTTAATAAACTTGTTGCACAAAATTCAGCAAGTATTGGACAATATTCTGTTAGTGGAACATGGGATTATTCTATAGCTTATGCCCCACGAGTATATGATTATAAACAAGGCGTAAATACTTGTACTATTACATTTAGTCCATACGGAGCTAATTTTAAAGATGGTATTCGTTGTATTATGTTTCCAATTTCTCCTAATAACTCTTATGTAGCAAAATTCTGGCTACAGTGTTTCTTTGCTGAAAAAGGTTCTAGTCGTGGTATTATGAAAACAAATAAACAAACAATTTCATTTACCATTCAATGTAATATCTCTCGTTATGAGGGTACTCCTTAAGGATTATTGAGTATGATATTCCACCCAAAAGATACTGAGTTTTATAAAACTCAATTAAATTCTTTTGAGTATCCTCGTAATAAACACTACCCAATGAATGAAGCATGGGCATTGGGTAGTGCCGAATTACAGAATGCTCAAATAGAAACAAATACTCATTCATGGCATGGGTATATTAAAAATGGTTGGTTCACTCTTAAACGTGAAGATTTAGATGAGGAACATCAAATTTTAGAATTAGATGGAATTACTCAACTTGATTTCACATTTGACCAAGCAATGAGACCTGTAGTTGTATGGGTTAAAGATGATAAATCATTTATTTATCGTTATGTTGATAACTCATATTCAACCACAGAACTACCAGATAAGTTTAAATGTCCAAGAGTTGAACTTGATGATAAATTAAAAGAGAACGCTAGCACATCTGATGTTATTCTTGTTTATACTTATGAAGGTAAATTGTGTTATGCAAGGCAACGAGATAAATTTTTACAAGAGTTTGTTATTGGCAATGACCCAACAAAATCTTTAGTATGGCGTGTGGGTACAACTAAAGATGGGCGATTTGGTATTCAATGGAGATAGTTATGAATTTACTTATAGCCTTTCAAATAAGTTACCAGAAATTCTTAGTGAACCAGCATACTAAGATTAAATGGATTAGTGTTATTTTGTTATTATTATCAGGAATAATGTTTTTAGCTGGTGGATTAAAGACACTAGCTCTACCAGAATTTGCTAAATACAGTAAATGGGATATTTGGATTTGGTCAATAATTTTATATTCACTTGCCTTGTCTCAAATAATTACAATGATTAGATGTGATTGTCCTAATCAGTACAAATGGTCTAATTCTATTTTAATTATTTCAGGGTTTGTTTTAATAATTGTTGGTTGTTTGTTTGGACTTAAATATCCACCACATAGATGGCAAATGACTGTATTTCCTTTAATAGGTTTTACACTTAGTGTGCTGGGGAAACGATTAAATAAAATAGCCCGAAGCAAAGGCACACATTATGGAAAAACTAATTGAATATATTTTTACCCATTTAGACAAAAACCACTCCATTGCCTTGGTTCTAGCTTTTGTATTTAGTTTCTTAGAAGCTAAAGCTTTAGGTTGGAGAAACTGCTTTATAGTAGCTATTTTAGCTGTAGGTATTGCAGGGGCAGCAGAAGATTATCTTCCTGCTCATACAATATTTGTTTCAATCATTATTGGAATTGTAGCTGGAATTTGTACTGATGATTTGTACACCAAATTCGTTTCCAAATTTCCTACTTTTTTAGATGAAATCTCTTCTACATTTATAGATGGTGTTAAAGCAATTATCAATCGTTGGACAGGAAATAAGAAAGATGAATAAAGAAAATTTTTTTAGCTCAATTAGAACTGATTTATTTGGTTCACTTACTCAATCTCAAGTAGATGGTATTAATACCATTTTAGATTGTATTAAAGAATTGCCTACGAATATGCAGGCTTATATTCTTGCTACTGCTTATCATGAGACTGCAAAAACAATGCAACCTATTTCAGAATATGGTAAAGGTAAGAATTATCCTTATGGTCGTTGGGAAACTAATTCTAAAGGGCAAAAGTACTGTTATAAGTCTGGTTCAAAAGCTGGAGTGTACACTTTTGAAGAATACCCCAATCTTTATTACGGTCGTGGTTATGTTCAATTAACTTGGTTCAGTAATTACGAACTAGCAACTAAAAAACTTCAAGATGCTGGTGTTCTTACAAAAGAACAGTCTTTGTTAGATAATCCTGAATTAACTAATGACCCTAAAATTGCTGCTTATATTATGAAACATGGTATGTTAGGTGGCTGGTTCACAGGACGAGCATTGCATCATTATTTCTCAGATACTCTTTCTGATTATGTAAATGCAAGACGTATTATTAACGGTACAGACCAAAAAGATTTAATAGCAGGTTATGCTAAGAAATTTGAGAAAGCTCTTCAATCATGATGAAACCACAAATTCTTTTTTATACTGGTTCGGGAATTTTAGCCATTGGTTTGAGTATGTATTTTCTAGGCTCATACAGCGGCTATAAGCGCGGTAAAGCTGAGATGGAACAGATGTACCAGACCCAAGCTAAAATGCTTTCTGAGACGCTCTCAGATACCCTACAAAAGGGTTTTGAGAAATACCAAACCAAACTAGACCAATCACAGGAAATTCAGAATGAAAAACTCAAACAGACTTTACAGGAATACAGGGATTTGGGTCAGTGCCATACTCCTAATGGTATCGGGCTGCTCAACCAACAAATCCTCAAACGTGGAAATCAAAATACCAAATCTACCCCCTAATTTTGTTTCTCCATGTAAAGATTTGAACCAGTTACACAGTACAGATGCTTTAAGTAATTACGAGTGGGCTATTGATACTGTGAATAAGTACAATGATTGTGCTATTCGTAAGGATGCTATTACAGAAGCATATCAGTCTTTAGTGAACCAGATTAATCACAAATAATTTTTCAATCAATCCTACCTGATTAAACTCAGGTAGGTTTTCTCATGGAGTTAATGATGCAGTATTCTACTTTCTCTCGTAATCCTAATAATGCTTTACTTGAACCAATGTTCTTAGGTCAATCAGTTAATGTAGCTAGATATGACCAGCAGAAATACAAAACATTTGAAGATTTAATTGAGAAACAAATTTCATTCTTTTGGAGACCAGAAGAAGTTGATGTAAGTAAAGATAGACGTGATTTTATGTCATTACCTGAACATGAAAAACATATCTTCTTATCTAATCTTAAATACCAAACATTATTGGATAGTATTCAAGGAAGAAGTCCTAATGTTGCGTTACTTCCTTTAGTGTCAATTCCTGAATTAGAAACATGGATTGAAACATGGAGTTTTTTTGAGACTATTCATTCACGTTCTTATACTCATATTATTCGTAATGTTGTAAATGACCCTAGTGAAGTATTTGATGATATTGTAGTAAATAAACATATTATTGCTCGTGCTGAAAAGATTGCTGTTTATTATGATGATTTAATTGAATATTCTCAATACTACCAATTATTCGGAGAGGGTAAACATACTATTAATGGAAAAGAAATTGAAATTTCATTAAGGGAATTAAAAAAGAAACTTTATATGTGCTTAATGTGCGTAAATATCTTAGAGGCCATTAGGTTTTATGTTTCTTTTGCTTGTAGTTTTGCTTTTGCTGAACGAAAACTTATGGAGGGTAATGCTAAAATTATCCGTCTTATTGCTCGTGATGAAGCATTACATTTAGTTAGTACTCAGAGTATTTTAAATATTTTTGCTTCAGGACAAGAGGGGGATGAGTGGAAAGAGATTGCAGAAGAATGTAATTTAGATGCTTTCAATTTATTTTATGAAGCGGCAGAACAAGAAAAAGAATGGGCAGATTATCTATTCAAAGATGGTTCAATGATTGGATTGAATAAAGACATTCTTTGTCAGTATGTAGAGTTCATTACGAACCAGAGACTAAAAGCAGTAGGGTTGCCTACTATGTTTGAAATACATCAAAACCCTATTCCGTGGATTAATGCTCATCTGAGTTCTGATACTGTACAAGTAGCTCCACAAGAAACTGAAATGAGTAGTTATTTAACTGGACAAATTGATGCTACAATTTCTCCTGATGAATTTGATGACATGGAAATCTAATTATGGATAACACCCCACAAATAATGAATATGGAGCAAGTAGCAGCTCAACTAAAATTCAGCCCTAATTTAGCTGGTTCAAAGAAATTAACAGATTGGAAAAATGAACCAGCAGTAACAGATTTGATGTATGATATTCAAAAAGCTATTCCTCATCATCAAACTCATATTAGACGTATTGGAGATTGGTTAAACTTACTTTATGCTGATACTGATAAAACCAAAATTAAAAAAGGTAGAAGTGGTATTACGCCTAAAGTAATTAGACGTTTAGCTGAGTGGAGATACGGTTCTTTATCTACCCCATTATTGAATGAGAAAAAACTCTTTCAAGTAACAGCTACAAGTCCAAAACATCTTAATGCTGCTATTCAAAATGAATTAGTATTAAACTTTCAATTTAATGCTCTCATAGACAAAGTTAAGTTTGTTAATGACTTGGTTCGGAGTGCAGTAAATGAGGGTACTGCTATTGTACGAATTGGTTGGGAAACTCAAACTCAAATTAAAGAACGTGAAGAACCAGTTTATACTTATATTCAAGCAGACCCAAGTCAGGCTATGGAACTTACTTCCTTGGTTCAACAAATTGCACAAGAAACTGAACAATTAGGATTAGAGAGTTCTGAGGATAGTGAAACATTTAAAGCATTACCCCTAGAACTTCAAGAGAGTATTAAAGCAAGTTCTGAATATGGTATGCCTGTAATTGCACAAGATACAGGTAAAACTCAAGTTATTAAAGAAGAAGTACAAACTAAAAATAGACCTGCTGTGAAAGTAATTCCTAATCATAGCTTAATTATTGACCCAAGTTGTGAGGGGGATTTTGACCAAGCTAGATTTGTTGTATATGCTTTTAAGACTTCCTATTCAGAATTAAAAGCTGCGGGTATCTACAAGAATTTGGATAAACTTTTTGTTACTGGTTCAGAAATTCCAACTAATACTGATTTCATTGGAATGTCTGATGAGGAATTTACTAAGTACCAAGACGGTACTCAAAATGCTTTTCAGTTCCAAGATAAAGCTCGTAAACGTCTTCAGGCTTATGAGTACTGGGGATATTATGATATTGATGGTTCAGGGATAGTACAGGCTATTGTTGCTACTATTGTTGATAATACTATTATCCGATTAGAACGCAGTCCATTTCCTGATAATCAACTTCCGTTTGTGGTAATTCCATATCTTCCTATTAAAGGTTCTGTATATGGAGAACCAGACGGAGAATTGATTAAAGATAATCAACAAATTATTCAAGCACTAACTCGTTCTTTAATTGATATTCAAGCTCGTAGTGCTAATGCACAGATAGCTACTCCAAAAGGTTTCTTAGATACTATTAATAAGAAACGTTTTAGTGATGGAGAGGATTATGAATATAATCCTACTGGAACACATCCAGCAGATGCGGTATTCATGCACACAGCTAATGAAGTTCCTCAAAGTATTTTAGCTTTACTTCAACAACAGTATGCGGATGCTGAAGCTAGTACAGGGGTTAAATCATTTCAAGGTGGTATTGATGGTAATGCTTACGGTCAAGTAGTGCAAGGAATGTCTCAAGCTATTACTGCAATGACACAACGTGAGGGAGATATTTTATTTAGAATATCCAAAGGACTAGAAAAGATTGGTAATAAGATTATTGCCATGAATAGTATCTGGCTTAATGAAGAAGAAGTTATTGCTGTTACTCAAAATCAATTTGTACCAGTTAAGCGTGATGAATTACAAGGAGATTTCTTTCTTAATGTAAGTATTAAATCTAATTCAGAAGCTGAGGGTAAAGCTCAACAATTAACTTTTGTAGCTCAGACTTTAGGAGCAGAAGCTGATTGGGGTTTACGCAAGATTTTCATTACTGAAATTTGTAGATTATATAATCTTGATAGTATGCTTACAGCTCTTCAAGAGTATGAACCTCAACCTAATGAAGCTCAACAAAAACTTCAAGAACTCCAAATGGCAGAGATGCAAGCTAAAATTAATAAACTTACTGCTGAAGCTGAATACTTTCGTAGTCGTGGTAATTTCGTTGAAGCTCAGGTTGATGATGTTCAAGCAGCAACAGACCAAAAATCTTTGGATTTCTTGCAACAACAAGATGGTACTAAACATCGCCAGCAAAAAGAAATTGTTGAAGCTCAGGCTGAAGCTCAAAATCGTGGTAAGATTGCTACTGAACTACTCAAAGGCGAGCATACAGCGCGTAAGAGCGCGATGGACAATGAGACTAAGGCTAGGGTAGCAGGTATGAAACAAAATCATTCTGGAGCGAAAATAGACCCATCTACGGGCAGGACATTTATGAACATTCCCTCTCCAAAACGAAGCATTGTTCCGTACAAATTACCTGAAACTGGAGAAACAGCATTTTTAGGATAAAATATGAACCCTTATACTGAACAACAATTGAACCATGAGAAATTAGCAGCTCAACAGAAAATGGCTCTTGGAGATATATTAAATAGACTTGAGAGTAATACTGATTTCCAAAAGCTGATAAACTATTTTGAAAACCGAACCATGAAAATAAGTTTGGAATGGGCAAGTACTGGTTCTCAGGATAAATTATTCGCTATGCAAGGATTGTTGAACTTTAAGAATGAATTAGAGAAAATTCGTTCTGAAGCAAAACAAGCAGTAATGGATTTAAATGCTATCCATGATTTTGAAACCCTAGACAAGGACTAATATTATGCAAGAAAATACTCAGGACTTAATTGACTCTAATGGTCAATTAGATACCCAAGAAAATTTTAATCAAGAACCCACTCAGGATACTACTCCTGATGGTTCACAAGAAGCTACTCAAGAACAACCTGATTATCTCTCAATGTCAGATAAGGAGTTTGAAAAACTGGAACAACAAGGTTTTACTCCTGAATCAGACCAAACTAATCCTGAACCAGAAACAGATAATCAACAAGCTGAAACAGAACAACCTGAAGATACTAATTCTACTGGTTCAGAACCAGAGACACTGAGTGCAGAGGATTTTGTTAAGCAAATCACTTCTCCATTTACAGCAAATGGTCGTCAAATTCAGGTACACAAACCTGAAGATGTAATCCGATTAATGCAGATGGGAGCGAACTATAATAAGAAGATGGAAGTAATCAAACCTAATTTAGGTATGATTAAATCTCTTCAGGTTGCTGGTATTAATACTCCTGAAAAACTCCAATTGTTATTGGATATTAATAATGGAGATAAAGCTGCAATTGCTAAATTACTTCAAGATAAGCAAATTGATGGGTATGATTTACCTGATTTAGAGGAAACACCTTATGTTCCTCAAGCAAAAATCCATACACCAGAACAAGCTGAATTTGATGATGTATTAGCAGATGTACGGCAATTACCTGAGGGACAATCATTACTTCAATCTCTTGGTTCAAAAACGTGGGATGATAAATCTTTAGAATTTATCCAAACAACTCCACGAGCGCTCTATGCTTTGTATCAAGATAAAGCTAAGGGATGATAG